GGTGCCGGGCTCCATCGTCTATGTGTTCTCGTGGTGGAACGATGTAATCACCGCGGCGCTGAGCGAACTCATCAAGCGCAGCCCGCGCAAGTCGGGTCGCTACGCCTCGAGCTTCATCGTCATGGCGAACGGCGCGCTGGTGATGCCCGGCGGCGAGATCCCCGACGGTGCCGAGATCGTCATCGCCAACGCCCAGCCCTACACCCGAAAGGTGGAAGTCGGCGCCATGAAGATGAGCGTTGCGCCGCGCCATTTCGAGGGTGCGCGTCGCGTCATGGCGCGCCGGTTCGGCGGTGACGGCGGGTTCGGCTTCCGGGTCGAGTTCCGCCACCTCGCTTCCGGCATCCATCCGCTCGTCCCGTATCGTCTCAAGGGCGAGTATGCGCGTCATCGCAACAGCTGGCTCGACCTTGTTGCCACGGGACGAGCCCGGCACGGCATGAAGTCCTTTCCGCGTCGCAGGGACCGCGAACCGGGGCAGCAAATCACCTATCCCTCGCTCGTCATTCGGCTGCTCAACTGATGTCGTCTCCCGAGGCCTTCAACACCATCCACGACCGCGTCGTGGCACTGTGGACAGCGACGTCCGTGATCTTCGAGAACGAGGACACCCCGACACCGGACACGCCGGCCGCCTTCCTCTTCGTCGAAGTCGCTGGCGACCTGTTCGAGCAGGCCTCGATCGGCGGCGGTGACCAGGTCGGCGACAATCTGTGGCGCGAGGATGGGCAAGTCCTGATCCACGTCATGACGCCGCGCGGCGGCGGCAGCGCAGCGGCGAGACTCCTAGCGCGGCAGGCCGCCGATCTGTTTCGGGGTCAGGACATCGACGGCATCCGCTTTGGCGGCGTCTCGATTGGCGCCGGAGAGCCCGGCGAAGCCGACGGCAACTATTGGCGAATGACCGCAACCATCGATTTCGAGAGGGACGAATGACCCGCACTGTTCTCAAGCCCTTCAACACCCGCACGCAGCGGTTCACGGCCGGCGTGCCGGTTCCGCCCGGCACAGACCTCTCGCCCCTCACTGCTGACGACCTCGCCGCGCGCGGCTTCATCAGCGGTGATCCTGAAACTCCGGCCGTGCGCCGGCCCCGCACCTCGGAGCGCTCCAAATGACCGACAGCAACCGCGTGCAGCTCGCCCATGTCCGCGAGAGCACTCTTGGCACCACTCCGAACACGCCGCGCATGCGCAAGGCGCGGTTCACCGGCGAAAGCCTCGCCTTCCAGCCGGCCTTTGTGCAGAGCCAGGAAATCCGCGACGACCGGATGAACTCGGACCCGATCAAGGTCAACGAGACGCACCAGGGCGCGATCAACGGCGAGTTGAGCTTCCCCGTCGACAATTCCCCGTTCTCGGACTGGCTCGAAAGCCTGCTTTGCAACGAGTGGGTGAACACGCCGGTCCGCGAGAATGATGGCACAGCCGACTCGGTCATCACTGCGGTGACTGCTTCGTCGGACACTTACACCGTGACCGACACCGGCGCCGATTTCGTCACGGGCATGCTGGTCCTCGCCAGCGGCTTCGCCAACGCGGGCAACAACGGCCTCGTTCGCGCCGAAAGCGGCTCCAGCGGCACCGCCCTGGTGGTGCCGGCGAGCCCCGGCCTCACCGATGAGGCAGCGCCTGGCGCCAGTGCCCGGCTCAAGGTGGTCGGCTTGCAGGGCGCCTCAGGCGACCTTGTCGCGGCGGCCGACGGGATCACCTCCACGGCCCTCAATTTCACGACCCTGGGCCTTGCCGTCGGCCAGTGGATCAAGGTCGGCGGCACGGGCTCCGACTTCCGCTTCGCGACCGCGGCCTGCAATGGCTGGGCGCGGATCACTGCGATCGCAGCAGGCAAGCTGACGCTCGACAATCTTCCGTCCGGATGGACGACTGATGCGGGCACTGGCAAGACGCTGCGCATCTGGTTCGGTGACCAGCTCAAGAACGGGGTGCTGACGCTGGGCCAGACGATCGAGCGCGGGTTTCTCGGCCAGCAGACGCCCGTCTATATCCACGAAGAAGGCATGGTTGTCGGACAGGGGGAATTCTCGTTCCCCTTCGACAATGTCGCGACGTGGACGCTCAACTTCATGGGCATGACCGGCGGTATCGCGACGTCGCCGCTCGACGCCTCCCCCGATGATGCAACCACGGCGGGGATCATGGCGGCCGGCGTCAATGTGGGCCGCATCGCCGAGAATGGCGCCGTCCTCACCGGCCCCAACTTCGTGCGCTCGCTGACCATCGGCGTGCAGAACACTCTGCGGGCGCAAGGCGCGATACGCGGCGACGGCCAGGTCGGGGCCATCGGCATCGGCAAGGGCAGTTGCGACGTGACGGTGACGGCCGAGACCTATTTCGGGTCCGACGCCTTGCTGACCAAGCTGTTCGCGGGTTCGCCCACCAACCTCAATGCGCGGCTCACCAAGGCCAGCCAGGCCATCATCTACGGCATCCCGCGCATCACCTTCACGGAGGGCGCACCGGCTGCCGGCGCCAAGAACCAGGACGTCATGCTCAATCTCACCAGCATGGCATCCAAGGACACGCTCACCTCATCGCAGATCCTGCTGGATCGGCTCGAATATTTCGAGGCCTAAGGAGACCTTCATGCCCGCAAAACTCTCATCGCTTCGTGTCGACCTCGAGCGCGAGAAGGATGGCGACTGGGTGCCGTCGCTGGTCTATCCCGGCGTCGAGTATCATGTCTCGTCAATGCACACCCCGGCCTACCAGCGCGACCTCGAACTGATGACCATGCGTCTCGCGCGCAAGTACAAAGGCGCTCCGGTGCCACCGGAGGAGCGGGCAGTCGAGAGTGGCAAACTTTACGCCAGGCATATCCTCCATGGCTGGCGCGGCCTCGACGTCGAATACACGCCGGAAGTGGCGCTGGAGACGCTGACCGACCCGGCGTTCCGTCCACTGACCGGCGACATCATCACCTGCTCGATGCGGCTGGGTGAGCCCGACGTCGAGTACCTGAAGGCTGAAGAGGGAAACTCCGCCGCGCCTTCCGCTGGTCACTAGAGCAGGAAGGCGCGACCAGTTACGCGCAACGCCTCAAGGACGAATATCCCGACGAGGCGATATCGGTTCCCGAGGCGCCGGAAGGCTTCGAATTCGGTGAAGGTCATTCCCTCTACCTTCGGGCCTTCAATCATCTGATGCACGATCGGCAGTATGCGGCGATGACCGCGACGCCGCTGCCGATCCCCTATACCGCCGTCTCGCAGTACGCCCAGGACATCGGGCTGCCCGCCGGCGACCTTCCCACCTTTCACACGATGGTCCGCGCGCTCGACGACGAGTGGCGCGCGATCGTTGCCACCCGGGCCGCCTCCAAGGCCTGATCCCCCCGAACCACGAGGCCGCGCCTTGGTTGTGAAGCTATCGACGCTCCGCATTGCGCCCGAGCTCGACCCCTCGAAATACCTGCCGGGTGCGGCGGCGGTCGATCGCGCCAATGACCAGATGGCGGATTCGGCGGCGCGGGTCTCCGTCCTCATGGACGGCGCCAGCGGGTCTGTTTCCCGGCTTGGCCAGTCCTACGTCGGCGGCTATGCGGACCAGGTCAGGTTCGAGAAGGGGCTGAACTCCCTTGATCGAGCGCTGGCGACGGGCAACGCCACTATGGCGCAGGCCGAGGCCATCCTCGAAGGGATGATGCGGAAGACCGGCCTCATGGCTGCCGCCGACGATCTGGCAGCACAGGGGAAGCATCAGCTCGCCGCCGCCGTCGTGGCAGTCAATGCGCGGCTCGCCACCGAGGAAGCTGCGCTCGATATCAGCACCGCGGCCCATACCCGCAACGCCGCCGCGGTGCGCATGTCGAACATGCAGCGCACCAATCTGATCTTCCAGTTGAACGATATCGGCGTGTCGCTCGCCTCGGGCATGAACCCGTTGATGGTCCTGATCCAGCAGGGATCGCAGATCGCCACGATCTACAGCGGTGAGCAGGGCGGCATCGGGCGAGCATTCTCCGAGACGGCAAAGATGGCCGGCGGGCTGGTGACCAAACTGTGGCCGGTCGCCGCGGTGCTGGGCATAGCGGCGGGACTGACGGCCGGGCTCACCCACGAGATCAACGAACTGGGCGGGGCGCAGGTCTCGTTCGGCGATACCGCGCTCGCCATGTGGGAACTGTTCGCCGAGGGCATCTACCGGTTCGCCGAGCCGGCGGTCTCCGCCATCGGTGGATGGATCCACGATGCGTGGGAAACGAGCGCGCCGGTGCTCAAGGA